CACTCGCCGTGGCGGTATTGACATTAATCCCGTTCGTTACTCTCATCCTCATCTTGGAAATCTTGCAGCGGGTTTGCGTAACACTATGGCGATTTCTGAAAAAACATTGAGGCAGTAATGAACTTACACGAAGCGATCAATTCATTGCCCGACACAGATAAGAATGTTTTGTCTGTGTTATCGGGTGGGTTAGATTCAGGCATCATGACAATGTTGCTTGTGCAAAAGTATGGCGCAGACAAGGTGTTTGCTGTATCATACGACTATGGTCAAAAGCAAAGGATTGAATTGACGAAAGCAGAACAGTTGTGTTCAAAACTTGGGGTGGGTCATAAGGTATTAGATCTTGGAATCTTGGGACAGATTGCTGAACCTATTTCAGCAAACATCGCAGGTTCTGATGTTGAAATGCCAACAATACAAGATGTATTGGGTGACCCACAACCCAAGACCTACGTTCCGTTCCGTAACTTGATCTTGTTGTCTTTGACAATGGCACAAGCAGAGGCGAGTAATTGTTCTCATGTGTTTACCGGATTACAAGTACATGACGAGTACGGTTATTGGGATACAAGTCAAAAGTTTGTTGACGGCATCAACGGCATTGCAGGACAGAATCGAACTCATAAGGTTCAGGTTGTTGCGCCATTCAGTCACCTCAACAAAGCAAGCGAAATCAGTTTGTGTAAAGAGATGGGCAACTTTGATTTGTTAGCAAATACGTTGACGTGCTATGATCCTGATGATCAAGGCAGATCATGTGCTAAATGTCCATCATGCTCAGAACGCATCAATGGATTCATGCAGAACGGATTAGTTGATCCTGTTGAGTATCAAGTTGACATTCCTTGGAAACAAAGTGCTTGACATTAAGGTAGTAAGTATGTTATAATGTAGTATATTTTGATGAGAGTTTTATTATGTGTTCTATTGTAGGTTCTTTTGATATTGACAGATTGCGACAACTCGCTGAGTTGAATGCCTATCGTGGTACACACTCTCATTCATTATATGCATTTGATTCTAATAAAAATGTTGTATATTCGCACCGAAGTTTTGGTGCATTGGATATAAATAAACATGCTATCGAAACAAATAGCAATCTATACTTTGTTGCTCATCAACAAGCACCCACGACTGATGCAAAGTCAGTTGACTCAATACATCCTGCGCAAGTTCAGGATACATTGTTATGGCACAATGGCATTATTAAAGAGGACGATGTGATTAGGCTCAAGGACGAGCTGCTTAGTGATGAGGTTTGGGATACTAAACTTATGTTGCTAAACTATCTCAAGTCAGGCAGTGTCGATAACATTGATGGGACATTCTCGTGTCTATTATACAACGAAAACAAATTACATCTGTTTCGCAATGAAATAAGTCCTATGTTCTACAACGAACAAGGTGATATATCGTCTACGAAGTTTGAAGGCGGACAACCAACATCACCCAATTTTATTATAAAGTTTGAACCTTTTGATGATGATCTTATGACCTTACGAAATCAATTTGTAACAAAAGAAAATCCATATTTTTTCATGTAACCGGTTGACATTTATGCGTAGTGTGTTATAATACATGTATAAATTGAATTGAGAATTATTATATTATGTTTAGCGTGATCCCAGAAACGATGGAAGAGATGAATGAGGCGTATGCCTACAAAGATTCTATCGTTGAAACAATAAAACAAAAGATCGAATCAACTGATGATTTGCAATATGCTTTCGCACTTGCAGGATTGTATCTTGAGTCAAACGCTTACGGGACACTATTGCAATCTTGGTTAGAGAGAAAGTATGGCTGGGAAAACATTCCGCAAAATCAGAATAGAGGCGACTTTGAAACATCTACTCACAAGAATGTAGAACTCAAAATATCTCTAGATAGAAATGATCCCACCAACGCTGTGTGGCGAGCGAATCTTCTTAACTTGCGTCTTGATTCCCCTGCCAACCATTATTTGTTTATTGCACATCAACCCAGAAAACCACAGATTCAGTTGTTCTTTGTTCCCAAAGATGACGTTATTCATATGGTCGATTTATTCAGTGAAGGTAAAAGAAGTAAACACAATACAAATCATGCTGAGATTCGTATTGATATGAATGAAGAGATTAGTTCGTATATGCAAGCAAGTTGTTTATCATACTTGTCAAGATTTCAAATAAATGAAGAAAACTTAAGGCTTATATAATGATTATACCGACTCCTGACAGATACAAAAATTTGAAAAGTGAAGAGTTTAAGCGATTAGAACGTAGAGAGTATCTTTTGCCTAGCACAAAAGTACAGATGATTCCGTATGACAAATTAGAATTAACCGATGCGGAAAATCAAATACGAGAATTCAGTATAGGTGAAGATACTGAAATGACTGCGCACATCAAGTCAGAAGGATTGCTTAATCCTATTTTTGTTGCGCCTCATCCAACTAAGGAAGGTCACTACATAATTTATACTGGTCATACTAGACCTGAGTCATGTTTGGCAATTATTAGATATCATCAAAAGATCGCTGAAAAGTGGGAGTTCGACAAAGCAATTCCTGCGTATGTTTATGATAAACCTGTTACTGATCCTTTAAAGCTTGATAAGATTAAAAATGTTCTAAATCACTCTGCAAAGTCAAATACTACGACAGATGGTGATCTTAAAAAGAGTTTATTGAACTTATATTATAAACATAAATGTTTTACTAATGAAGACGGTACCTTTAATACGGATGCCGGATGCAAGCACATAGTGGAAATGCAAGTAAGACAAAAGCAAGATGCTTGGATTATTGCTAGAAAAGCGTCTAAAGAAATTAAGAAACATAAAGATCTTAGAGACCTTACAGATTTTGAAGTCGGCTGTATAAAACAAACCGCCAACACAAATAATAAAAATTCCCAGTTGTTTAAGCAGTTTAACTTGTCAACTAAAACTGGATATAAACATTCTATACGCACTAAACAAGGTTTAATTGTGAATTTGATGTGCGGTGTACAACCCAACGATATAGCGTGGGTACGAGAAAGGTTTGGTTCAATATTAAGGGAGGCTAGATCCACTAAGAAAAAATATCCTAATGACGAGATTGCTGAAGTTAATTTGTGTATGCACATTACTAAACCAAAAAAGGAAGCTGAAGACGCTACTGCTAAAGAATGTTTAGATGCTCATAGATCAAAGATATTTAAAATGCTAAAAAATGATATACTGCCAGAATATCTAAACGGTCAAGAGTCTCTAGACGTGGGTCCGATAACACTTAAGTTTGTTCCACAGTGGCAGCTAAGTACCGATGAAGATGCAAACGAACAATTTGGAGAAGAGGTTATGGAATATGCGCTGTGATTTTATACTTGATTTCGAGACGATGGGACAGGATGCATTAAAGTGTCCGGCAGTTGATTGTGCAATATCAACATTTGATTGGGATAGGTTTGTCGAACAACCTTACACATTTGAAGAATTGACACAAGGACATATACAACGACTAAAGGTGTCTGTTGAAGATCAAGTCAAAAACTATGATGCTTTAGTCGAAAAGCAAACAATTCAATTCTGGGCAAGTCAATCGCCAAGCGTAAGAGAACACATTAAACCGCTTGCAACTGATTTGACTCAAGAGCAATTCTGTGATGAAGTCATAACCTTTCTCGCAGATAGTCCTAAAATAGCGTATTGGTGGAGTAGAGCAAATGTGTTTGATCCGCTAATCCTATGGAGAATGATGAAAGATTGTGGTAGACATCATTCGCTTAATCAATACTTAATGTTCTGGCGTGTTCGTGATACTAGAACATTTATTGATGCTAAGTTTAACTTTACCACTAAGAATGGGTTTATCCCAGTTAGCGATGTTGATTATTGGGAATCAGCATTTGAGGAGCACAATAGTATCCATGATGTCGCTGCTGATATTATGCGACTTCAAGCGATACATCGTGCTGAAAATGATCTTGAGCAAACGGAGAAATAAGTATGCCAATGAAATTTAAAGAAAGTGTGACAAACACTAAAACTGGAAAAACGACTCATCACTATATGCACACGACTCCTGTACAGGAATTGAAAGATGCATTGGAAAATGATAACACCCCGCCTAAGTTGAAACACAAAGTTCGTAATTACCTACAAGGGAAAAACTTACTATGAGTTATATCAATTACTGGTTAAAAGAAGTACCTGAGGACGAAGATTACGGAATTGATCCTGATGGCAGAATACCGCCATATGATGATGATCCCGAGTTTTATGCTGATGACGATATTGACTATAAGTTCAATGAAAACGAGTTGATTTATGAATTGAAAGAATATATCGATTCAACATACTCGCAACATTATTCTAAGAACAAGTTTCAATCAACTGAGTTCATTATTGACTGTGGTCATGGCGAAGGGTTTGCTTTAGGCAACGTATTGAAGTATGTACAGAGATACGGAAATAAGAATGGTTATAACAGACAGGATCTGATGAAAGTGTTGCACTATGCATTGATAGCGTTACACAATCACGATATAACCCGAGCGTAATATGGACACAAGCCGCATTGCACATAAAAAGTTATTTGTCGCTACGCCGATGTACGGCGGGCAATGTTCAGGATTCTTCACAAAAGCATGTGTAGATTTGCAAAGACTTTGCTCTGAGAATGACATTCATGTTGATTTTTACTATCTGATGAATGAGTCATTGATCACGAGAGCAAGGAATTATTGTGTTGACGTATTTTTGAAATCTGATTGTACGCACATGATGTTTATTGATTCTGATATTGACTTTAATGCACAAGACGTTATAAAGTTATTGTTTATGTGTGATGACGGCACAGAACTCGATATTGTAACCGGTCCGTATCCCAAAAAGACTATTGCATGGGAAAAGGTTATGCAAGCTGTTAAAAGCGGATACGGATCAGACGACCCAACAGTGTTGAGCGAGTTCGGAGGTGATTATGTATTCAATCTTGTCGATAGCGTCAAATCAATGGATATTAATAATCCTATTGAAATTAAAGAAGGCGGCACAGGGTTTATGATGATACATCGTAAAGTGTTTGAGGATTATTCACAAGCATATCCTGAATTAAGATATAAACCTGATCACATCAGACACGAGTCATGGAACGGCGATAATGAAATCACAGCATTCTTTGATTGTATAATCGACAAAGAAAGCAAAAGGTATTTGTCAGAGGATTATATGTTTAGTCAATATGCACGAGCAATCGGCAAAAAGATTTGGATGTGTCCATGGATGAAAATAAATCATTTAGGCACAACAATGTTTAAAGGCAATATATCTGCAATAGGTTCAATCAACACTACACCGACAGCAGAAAAAGTTAAAAAGAAATCATTGAAAAACTTGACAAACTTGCGTTAATCGTGTATAATGTACACAAGTTAACGAAAAACTATATACAAGGAATATAAATATTATGAAAATTAGTAATGAGACATTGAATGTTTTGAAGAACTTCTCTTCAATCAATCCAAGCGTGTTGTTCAAAGCAGGTCAAACTGTCAGAACAATCTCGCCTCAGAAAACTGTAATGGCAGCAGCAACAATTACGGAGTCGGTTCCTTCTGAAGCAGGCGTTTATGATTTGTCAAGATTCTTGGCGACATTGGGATTGTTTGAGGAACCAGAAGTAGAGTTCCAAGAAGGTAAATTTGAAATCAGTAGCGGGCGTTCTACGTTGAAGTATACGTATGCGAGTCCTACAATGATTGTAACTCCGCCTGATCGTGATATTGAAATTCCTGATCCTGAGTTGTCTGTAAACCTTCCTTGGAAGACAATTGATAGTATTATTCGAGCAGCAGGTGTGTTGTCTCTTGGTGAAGTTGCGTTTATCGCACAAGACAACCAAGTTTCAGTATCTGCTATCGATAGCAAGAATCCCACAGCGGATAGTTTCGACATTGTTGTTAAAGATGATTATTCCGGTGCACCGTTTACTATGGTTATCCGAACCGACAATTTGAAACTCATGCCTGCCGATTACGAAGTAGCACTTTCGTCAAAAGGCATGGCACATTTTAAATCTGACAAAGTTCAGTATTGGATTGCAATCGAAGCAAAATAAAAGGAGTAAAATATGAGTGAAGAAGTACAAGAGCCTACACCAGAACAAGTTGCTGAAGCAGCGCAGGAAGTGGGTCTAAGTTTGCAGGATATTTCTGCATGTGTTCAAATCATCGATGTTGTTAGTAGTCGTGGTGCGATTCAGGGTAACGAACTTGCACCTGTAGGTCAACTTCGTGACAAACTAGTTGGTTTCCTCGAAGCAGCGAAAGCGAATGGTGAAGATGTCCAAATCCCAGGACAAGAAGAGCAAGAAGAAGCACCTGCTGAATCTTAATCTCAAGGGGGTGAAATGCCCCCTACTTTTTTATTATGGAGTGAACTATGAATGAATTTTTATGGGTCGAGAAATATCGACCACGAAAAGTTGTTGACACAATCTTACCAGATGAGATGAAAGGCACTTTTCAACAGTTCGTTGATCAAGACAATGTACCTAACCTATTACTCACAGGACGTGCCGGTGTAGGTAAAACGACAATCGCAAAAGCGATGTTAGAAGAAATAGGTGCTGATTATATCGTAATCAACGGATCGATGAACGGCAATATTGATACACTTCGTATCGAGATTGCAAACTTCGCATCAACAGTATCCTTCTCAGGTGGTCGCAAATACGTTATTCTTGACGAAGCAGATTACCTTAACGCAAATTCAACACAACCCGCACTTCGCAACTTCATGGAAGAGTTTAGTAACAACTGTGGGTTCATCCTAACTTGTAATTTTAAAAATCGTATCATCGAACCATTACACTCAAGATGTTCGGTTATTGATTTCAATATTCCTAACAGTGAGAAAGCGAGCATCGCAGGTCAATTTTTTAAGCGTGTTTGTGGTATCCTTGATCAAGAGAATGTTGCATATGACAAGCAAGCAGTTGCATCAATGGTTCAAACACACTTCCCTGACTGGAGACGAGTGTTAAACGAACTACAACGATATTCAGCAACAGGCACAATCGATGCAGGTGTATTGACTAATCATTCGTCTGATAACATTGATAAACTTGTCAATCTTATGAAGAACAAAAACTTTACTGATATGCGTAAGTGGGTCGGTAACAACACTGATATTGACTCAACAAACCTATATCGTCAATTGTATGACGTATTGCCTACAAGATTGAAAAGCACGCAAAGTGTTGCTGATGCGATTATTATTCTCGCTGAGTATCAATACAAGGAAGCGTTTGTTGCGAACTCAGAAATCAATCGTGTAGCGGCACTAGCAACAATCATGGCAGAGGCAGATTGGAAATGAAACTGCCTCCAGGATTCAGGAAAGAAAAATGTTTCTTGTGTTCAGGAAAACTAGGCAATGATTATGCCGTCATAAAATACGCATACGAAGAAAACGGTGAATCCAAAGACGGAGAGCAAAAGATTTGTACCTCCTGTGTTGCGGATATGGAAAGGGGACCAGAGCATGGCGAATCCATTTGATTATGTAAATAGTATCAATCATACGAAAAAGAATATGATGAGAGATACTGAAAACGATACCTTGGCAGAAAAGGGTTATGAGCCTTGGATCGTAAACAAAGCATTGTCGTACTTTCCTGATACGATCTTGCACGCTAACCTATGCAACATGTACCACCAACTCGAACATCGTCCGCAATACGAGTTTCTTATAAATAGTATTAGACCCAGAAAGAGATTTGAAAAATGGGTTAAGAATACTGGCGATGAAGATCTTGAGTTCGTTTGCGAATATTATAATTGCAACAAAGTTGTAGGGCGAGAGCATCTATCATTATTAACGAGCGACCAGCTCAGTTTAATGAGAGAACAAAAAGAAAAAGGTGGAAAATCATGAATTCAGGATTAGTTGATGCTCTAGTTGAAGTTGAATTACCAAACGAAGAGAGCTTCCTAAAAGTAAAAGAAACCCTAACACGAATAGGCATTGCTTCAAAGAAAGAAAAGAAGTTATTTCAATCGTGTCATATCTTGCATAAACAAGGTAAATATTACATTGTGCATTTCAAAGAGCTATTCATGCTCGATGGCAAGATAAACAATTTCGATGAAGAAGACAAAGGTCGCAGAAACACTATTGTCGGTTTGTTGCAACAATGGGATCTGATTAAAGTCCTATCACCTTCTAAAATCGAAGAACCTGTCGCTCCATTATCACAGATCAAAATTCTTCCGTACAAGGATAAGAACGAGTGGGAACTTGCGGCAAAATATAGCATAGGAAGAAAAAGTTAATTTAGCGAGCGTGTATTATGGCGAAATATCATATAAGTGGCATATACTCTAAGACAAGAGAATATTCATTCAAATCAGAAATAGATGCTGACTCACCTGAAGAGGCAGCAGCAAAGTTTAAAGAAGAGGCTAGTGTTGAGTCAACATGGAATGAAATTGTT